AGATTTGGGTTTGCATGTTCAAAGAACGCTGGCATACGTGCTCGCTTTGTTTCGACAAGTTCAGGTGCTTTACCTTCATACATCAAGCGATCACTTGCATCCAGCCAAAATTTTTTGTTGAGATACTTATTGGAGTCTACCCCAGAAAGAGGTGACATTACCCAGTTGATAGTTGCTTTACGCAGTTTATCAAGAGAAGGAGAGAAATCAACCCCCAACTCACGACAAACAAGGCTATTGGTAGCAACGTGAACCTGTTCATCACGACTAATGTCAGCACTTACAGTACGGAGACCAGCGTCACCATTGAAGCGGAAGAAAGGAAGAAGAACAAAGAAGATCGCACGTTCAGCAACAAGTGCCTTAGCAATCGTGTGATCAGGGTGAGCAATCCACGCATCACGTAGACGCTTAGCTTCAGCTTCTGCCTGCTCATCAATGCCGATGGCATTAGTGATGTATGTCAGTGCAAGATCATGCTTCTCTTCATCCCTAATGTTGGATTCAAGAAGTTCTCGTGCAGCCTCAGGCACTTCTTTATTCAGTGTATCTTGAATGAAATCACCGACTGGCAATTCCATATGTCGAATAGCAAGTGCTCGATAGATAGTTTCTTCAGCACCATCAGCCAGTTTACCGGCAGTTGTTTGTACCGGAGTCCAAGTTCTTTTACGAGACAGTAGTTTTTGATAAGGGTTCATTCGCCGCAATTACAATCAGGAGCAGGATCATCATCTCTATCATAGAGAATCGACTCCAGGTAATCGTCAACCTCAGACTCATCCAATGCCGCATAGGCGCTGGTCTTATCTTGGGTATCACTCATGACCTGAAGCGAGTAATAAAGGGAGGTTTGCGGTGATTGCAACCACTCTTCAATAAACGCTTCGTCATAGGTGATCACATCAGACCAACTATTGAAGCTGTAACCGTGAAGAAGTCCCGTAGCATCTAGCATCTGTACGATGCCATCAACAACTTTTTTGTAATCCTCCCAGCCAACTTCACTGGCAATCTCTACATCTCCGTAGTCATAACTCTGAACACCAAAGGTTCCAGAGTCACGGTCTACATGACGAGAGATAGGAGGAGCGATCTCAGGGCAGGTGGTGAACCCATCTAGATCAGTATATCGGTAACTGCACGAAGCAGTAGGCGCAATGGCAAAGGCACGTTCCATATCATTGAAACGAGCAACCTGTGCAGCTGCGCGGATACCCCCTTGCAATTCCTTAGCAAGGATGGTTGCAGGAGTGTGTTCGTAGTACTGCTTGGAGTTGACTTGCTCAAGGGCTTCACCAAACTCCTTATAGGTCACACCGTTTTTACGGAGCAGGTTGGCCAATCCGAGCATTCCGAGACCAACTTGGCGATCCGTCTCCGGAGGGAGGTATTCTCCACTAGAGCCAACGTCCGTTTTTCCATGAAGGGCGCACAGCTCGGACATTCCAGTGACAAATGCACCTTGAATGTCATTGAGTTCGCACTGGCCAAGGTTGACATGTTGTAGTAGACAGGTTCCCCGTGAAGGCAAGTACACTTCCAAGCAAACGTTTCCCCGGATTCGATTTCCATTCTTATCTACTTTGGTTTTGTTGAGCCAGATGTCACCCTGGCGAATGCCTTGGAGAAGCGCCTCTTTGACTTCTTGAGTAGCGTGATCCCACCATAGTTGGTTAATATTGACGCAACGCTTGATCCAAGGTAGATCAGCCCGGCTAGCAGTAATAAACTCCAGCACATCGGGATGGCTAAGATCAAGATGAGCAACGACAGCTCCATTTTTATAGACCCCTCCTCGCCTCAGGATTTCATTAAGTGTTGAGTAGATCTTTGCAAAGGACACAGGGCCAGATGCCACAAGTCCCTTGCCATTCTCATTTCCTTTCGGTCGGAGTTTGGATAGATGGACAGCCACGCCAGCTCCGTAGCGGAGAGCATGGGAAACAAAACGCCAGGATGCTTCGATTCCATTTGGTCCTTCCATTTCATCTTCCACCACAAAGACTGTGCAAGAGACAGGTAGGCGGGAAGTGGGATCGTCAATCCAAGATTGCACACGCCCAGTACGAGCGATAAGTTCTTTGTGAGGGGCAGACATTATTAAACGAGATCAGTAAGATTAGGTGGTTGATAGTTTGGTCCTTTCAGAACCTTGCCGTCTTCACGGCGGATGGGATTACCGTCTTCACCAAGCTTACTCATGTTGCTTTGGTGTACTCGGTCCATTGCTTCATCTAAATCCCATTCTAGATTAGCAGCGTATTGATAGCAGACATACACAAGGTCTGCTAGTTCTTTTAGACAATCCTCAGAGTTACGAGCATAGCCATATAACAGTTGCTGATCAGCTTCAAGGAACTCTTTAAATTCCTCAACGATCAAACGCTTCTGCATCTCCCGTGAATGACTCCCAGTACTGTTCGTCACTTGAAAGCCACGGCGAAACTCCTTGGCTTGGCTCATTAAGGATTTCGTTCTCAAGCTCATTTTGTAGGTAGTGGATTGCTTTACTAAGATCAGCAATGCGAGACTCTTTATGTCCCGCACGGCAGATGTATTTAATGGCGTTGCCTAGATGAAAGTTCAGTCCTTGGTCTCGGATGAAATCCCAAACTTGGATAGAACCTCGTCGATAATAGTTGGGTCCAGTTGAGTTGGTGTTGGCCATTTTTTAACTAAGTTGGACATTGAGTTGCCAAGTACAAAACATTGGCGTTGGAGTGCCATGAAGATGGTGATGATGTCCTCCTTCTTAGATTCAGGATTCCTTAGAGCATCTTCAATCTGGCGCAGCTTAAACTGCTGCTCCATTGTTAATTCAAGTACCGGTGGTGGGGGTCCAAAGGATGATGGATTGGTTGGTAAAGTCATAATCGGTGTGCTGAAGGATCTTGGCGAGTCGAGCATTCTGGAGCGCGACGGATTCATCAAGTTCCTTGCTAGCAAATGCTGCAACGACTGACTCCCAGCTGTAACCGTTCTCTTCAAAGAAGGAGACTGCTCGTTTAATCCCGAATCCAGGAACTCCGCTATACCCATCAGTTTGGTCACCAGCCAGCGTCTGAATAAGATGCCAACGGTCACCTTCTTCTTTGGTGATTGTGATAACTCCAGTAGATAAATCATAAAGGTCTCCAGGTATCTGTCGCATGTCTTTATCAGGACTACAAATGATATGTCCTGGTTCTTTAGTAGCGTAGATGCCAAGAGCATCATCAGCTTCTAACTCAGGCATCACAACGACTTGGTAGTCCTCCTTGAGTTTGTTGATGACCCTACGGTAACCGCACGGCTTCTTTCGATTTCTATGTCCCTTATACGCTGGGTCAATACGTTTACGAAAGTTGATGCTATCAGTAAAAAACAAAATAGAATCATCGAAGCATCCAAGATCTGTTGCGATGTTGAATAGCTCTCGTTGTACTTTGTCGTAGGCTTCACTGAACCTACTTGAGACGACGATAACATCATCTCCCCAGTCGATTTCTGTTTCGGCTGCTGCACAACACTTGTAGACGATGTAGTCTGCATCAATCAGGAGACTCATTTACCTTGTCCTCGCTTGAGCTTTCGCCCATGCGAAGGAAGACTACGAGTGCCATTACCTTGCCTGGTGCGTTTGAATTTAGCACGGGATTGAAAGGTAACCTTTCCCAGTGCGGTTTTAGATTTTACTGCCATTAGTGTACTTCACTCCAGTTGTTTCCGACCTTTGCTTCTGCAGCAAGCGGGATTCGTAAGTTGTAGTATCGTCCAGCTTCTTCAGCTGAACATACCAGGGATGTTCGTAGTGCGTCCACGTGTCCGGGATCACATTCAAATTGTAGTTCGTCATGTACAAAGGCAAGTTGGGAACAACACAGGTCTTGTGTGTTGTCATGGTTGATCAGCATCCACCGCTTAGCAATTACAGCCGCCGACCCTTGGAGGAGGTAGTTAAGGGCCTTGTGGCTACCATCAACGCTACAGCGGCGATTGTCACAGAGATTGATGTAACCAGATTCCGCCTTGGACTTAACCGCAGTAACCAGTTTCTCAAGTCCAGGAATTGCATCCAAGTATGCTTGGCGTATCTCCTTGCCTTTCTTACGGGCAGCAGCCTGGGATAATTGAGGGTCATAACTTAATCCAATTTTTTGATCACCTGCACCATATAAAAAGGCGTAGGTTACAGTCTTTACAAGGCGTCGAGAGATGCCTATTTTATCAGCATTCTCCTGGTGAATGTCACCGTTGAGAAGAACATCTCCGTAGCGGCCTCCATCATATCGAGCAAGATAATGGGCAAGCATTCGCAGTTCAATCCCTGCGAGATCAGCACCAACCATAAGCAAGCCAGGGCTAGCGCAGAATAACTTTCTAAAATCAGATTCACTGGGAACTTGAGCTAGATTTGGTTTTCTATGAGCACAACGAGACGTGTTCGTGGCAACTGAACAGTGATGATGGATTCGACCATCCTTGACTAACTTAAGCCAGGCATTGTTGCCTTCCGCCAACATGCCAAGCTGTTTCGTTAGTTCAAGGCAACGGAAGAACTGCAGTGCGATTGGCGTACCAATCTCCTTCAGAACTACCTCGTCGATAGTTGCCTTACCTTTATCTGTGAACTGAGTTGGTGTCCAGTCATAGAAGGTTTGCATAATCCAGGCGATGTGGTCTCGACTGGTAAAGCTTGCATCCTTCAGACGGACTGATTCAGCTCCGACAAAGTACCCTTGTGTTTTGTTAGGTCGTTTAGGATTAAAGACTGATCCTGCAACGAAAGGGTGCCGCTCCCGTAGTACAAGATCAAGGCCATCAAGCTCGGTGTAGAGAGTCGATGCAAGTTCCCGTGCAGCAGACTCATCAAAGAACCATCCATGTAGCTCTTGTTCTGTGAGGATCTTTGCGACATCATGTTCAAGGGTTACGAAGTCAGGAATTTGTGTTGGAAATGATTCCATAGTTTGGTGGTAACGTTGACATCCTGGACCATATAGTCCTGCATCTCTTGGCTCCAGTTTTTCCAGTCAGTGGTCTTACCGAAGCATCCCTTGTATTCACCCAATCTGTAGCCGTAGGCTTCAAGACTGTGGCGGCCATAGAGTTGCAGCGGCATGTGATTCCACCGACGTTTCTGGTCTACCTTTAGAATGTCAGCGTGATAAACACGAGACAGCACCAGAGTATCCATAACGACACCACTGGGAGAGAACCAGGGAAAAAGCTTCCGTATAACAGGTATATCGTACCCAATAATGTTATGCCCAATAATGGAATCGGCCTCCTCAAGAAGTTGAACACCCCTGACAACAGGTTCAGCAGAGCCTTCATCGTTATAGACGAGTGTCTCTTTAGTGTCGATGTCATAGATGCCAATACAGTGGATGTGGGTAACATCATCGTAGAGCCCATTCGTTTCGATGTCGAAAACGAGCTGCATAGTTTTGTTGCTCCATAGTTTGGTCAAAGCCCCATCTAGCTGCTTGCTTAGCGATGTAGGTATAGACGTGGAAGTTATCCTGATTTCGGGCTTCCCTATACCATTGTTCGATCAGCTCAGGTGAGGGGCTGATGTATTCATTCATTCACCCTCATGGCCGTAACGGAAGAACCCAGTAAGCGTCATGCGCCTGCTCCTTCAAGCTCGGCGGCTTGGGGCGGCCAGTCGGCCCCTGCGGCTCGGGCTGGGCTTCCAGGGCGGTGCGGGCGCGGGTCACAATGCCAGCGGCTGCATGGCCGAAGTCGTTGAAGTCAAAGTCTGCCGTGGCATCCCAGGCTTCAACCAGCTC